TAGATTTAGCTTGAAAGTCTATATCTGCATCAATAAATAATAAATGGGTATGACCTGTTTCCATAAAACCACCAACACATAAATTTCTTCCTTGTGTAATTAAAGATGATTTAAATAATTGAAAAGTAACTTTGATTTTATTTTCAACACAATATTTTTGAAACTCTAATAAGGATTGAGCGTAATGAATAGATACATCTGAATGAACTGGTGTCGCTAAAAATATGTTGTAAGGTTTGTATCCTTGATCTACTTTTATTTCTTTAGGTTTAACCCATAATGGTTTACTTGCGTCTTGCATTGATAGCTCCTTTTAAAAATTGAGTCCATTGATTACCTTGTTTACTCCAATTGTAAAAATACTTAACAAATTTTTTTTGCATTAATAAATGTTCATGTATGTGATCTTCGTGTAAATGAGATGCTGCTATTTCTATTGATCCTGCAAAAGACTCAGCTAATTTATAATAGTCTTTTTCATAAGGTATATAAATTGGAAATTCAGAACAAGTCTCAAACAAAGCACCTAGATCAGTTGTAATACAATATAATCCTGCTGCCATTGCCTCCAATGCAGATATACAAAACGTTTCTTCCCAAATACTTGGATAAGCAAAGATATGATATTGATGTAAATTTTCTAAAATATATTCATGTGGTTTATAACCAATGTAATTAACATTAGGTAATGATTTTGCTTGTTCATATAAATCTTTATAAGCATCATCATTAGCTTGTTTAAAAGCATCACCATAAACTTGTGTAGAAGAATATACATCTAAAGTAATTAAAGGATTTTTTACCATTTGCATTGCAAGTAAAATTACATTTAATCCTCGCCATGGGGTCGGATGAAATATAAGTTTAATAGGATCTCCTTTATTATACTTGCCTATTCTTGGTCTAAAATCTACAACACCATTTTTAATAACTGTGCATCGTTCTGTTGGTATATCAAAAGCCATTCTAAACTTTTCATAGTTCCAGTGAGAGTTAAATACATACCAATCATACTCATGATGCCGTGATTTGTTTTTAAAGAACTCTTGTAAATTAGGTTGATCGTATGAATTTTTTTGCCAAAGAATATTAATTTTATTAGGATCTAAAGGAATTTTACCTGGAATAGATGTACAGATTTGAAATTGATCAAGTAAATCTTTACTTACATATTTTCTTAAGAACTCAAACTGAAGTTCTGTGCCACCTCTAGGATCCATTACTTAGTCTTACCAAATAATGATAAATGTGCAACAGTTATTGCAACATCTTGTGCAATATGTTCTTGTTTAGTTGGTGTATTAGGATTCGCTACATCTGCATTTGCTTCAGCAGCTGATTCATAAACCTCTCCAGTTACTTTGTTTCTGTAAGTAACTTTTGTTGGGCATTTTATAACCGGTACTTCTTTACCATCTATAATCCTATACTCTTTAATGTGCTGATCCGTTAATATTATTTCGTCATCCATATCAATTAAAACCCATTGGGCATTTACGTTTAACTTCTTCTTTTTTATCTGATTTGTTCTTTCCTAATTTATAACCCATAAAAAATGAAAAAGCTACAAATAATAATACTATTAAAGTATGCCAGATATAAAACATCATTGTTTCCTTCCTTGTCCGTTATATGGTTTTTTTCTATTTCTTTTGTTTGGTCTTTTGCTGTGTCTTCCTGGTCTTTTTTTATTAGTATGTTTAATAAAGGTTCCGTGACCTGTTTGTACTTTTCTAGCCATTCTGTTGAGATCTATTTATCAAAGCATAAGATATTTGTCCAGAAATAGCATTAGCCGTATCTGCTTGAAATTTAAGACTATCCCCCTCTTCTAAAACTAATGTGTTATTAACTGCGTTATCAGTAAAGTCAGCAGATACAGCTGTGTGATAGAATTTATAAGCTGTGGATTCAGAACTATCATAAATAAAATAATCAACTTCACTTGCAAAATTAGTATCATTTGCAATTGTGATTTCTTTAACTATAGCTCTCGATGATGCATCAATTGTTAACACTGTTGTAAGTGTAGTAGATGTTAAATTGTATCCTTTTACTTTGTAAACTATTGTCATGTAATAACTGCCTCCACTGATCCTATATTTAATACGAGTTGGATTCCTGTGATAGATGCTGCATTTGAAACATTTATTTGATTACTTTTTCTTCCTGTTCCTATTAAAAACCAAGTTAAAGTTTGTAGATCTTCCTGAACCTCTTCATTAAAACTTGTGTTCAATTGTGTCTTTAAAGTATCTAATGCTTGAATAATTTGTCTTTGTGTATCCTTATTATATACTTCTGATGGTTCTGGTACATAGAAATCTATTTTAGCCATTATCTTCTTCCGTCTGGTTGTATATCTACTCTAAAAATACCATATCGCCAATTAGTATTTACAGCATCATTTTCTATCTTAATACTAGCTAGTCTCGCGCGCCCGCGCGTGTCTATTTTATCTGTACTTGAATTAACGGTAAAAGGACCTATAAATGTCTCTCCTTGAGCAACTGTTGTATCTGCTGGATAAGATCTTAAAAATAATGTTACTTTACAATCACCATCTAATATTTTGAAATCAGGAATGAATCTTTTAACCGATAAGAAGTATTCTCCATCCCCATCAACATCTAAATCAAAATCCCCTGATCTAATGTATGCAGGTATTGCTGTTTCAACTCCAGAAGAGGCTACTTCATTTGTTCCTATTTCATGTTCGTAATAAACAGAAGCACCAGCTGATACACCATTTACAATAGGAAATGTTGGCGTGGCTGCCGCGATATATTTAGTTGCATGAGGATGATCGTAGACTGATGCATCAAACCAAGTTGTTCTTGATTGACCACCAGCAGTGTCGCTAGACATTGTTCCAGTTGTCCAAACTTTTTCACCATAATTGTATGTTACGACTCTATCTATTACCGTTGAATTATAAGCGGTGTAAAACCACATTATTTCTTGAAATAAACTATTGTGAGCAGCGAACACTGTTTCACTTGCATTGTAATTTAATCCTAAATTATCTCCATTAGTTGTAAAAACAAAATCTTCAACTAAACTTGGTACCGATACAACCGTACCATCAAATGCAAAGAAACCTCCAGAATCGCCCATCCAGAACACAATACCTTGAGCAAAGACCACTGCATGCTGACCAAGGCAACCACAATTAGATCCAACTTTTCTAATACTAAATGTAAAAGGTGGCCCTACAAATTGCATAGAGTATGCTGCATCATCTGTTAATATTAATATATAATCCTTTGCTCTGACCGCTGCTACAATTTTAGTTCCAGCATCTAATCTAAAAGTACCAGCAGTATTTGTTGATGTTGGAGCGTAAGTATTAAAATCTTCTTGATCTGAAAATCTAATTAACATTTTATCTTGAGTTCCGCCTGGTAATGTTTCATTAGTTCCAAGATGTATTAAATGTCTATCTCTATCTGATACTATAGTCATAACAGATGTTTGAGGCATAGAAGCATTTATAACTGCTCTTGTTTGAAGTGCGTTTGCTGCTGATGGATCCCAAGTAAATGTAGGACCATTGTGCATTGTTGCTATTAATATTTGACCAAAGTTATCTAATGACCAGTTTGCAGGATCTAGTCTTATAGAAGTTTGTACTTGCGAAGCTTCTCCCCATCCAACAAAAGTTGATGCATCGTATACAACTGCATTGTCTGCGTGAGCTGCAGCAGTTGTTCCTTCTGCTCCTCTAGTAGCTCCTGTAAATGATGTGCTAGTTTTACCTGAATAGGTAATTAATTCTGATCCTATTAATATTGTTCCAGTTGTGGCAAATCCTGTTGTAGAATCTACTGGAATAGTTGTAACTGCATTATCTATTCCTCCACCTTGATCTATTGCAGTTTGAGTAACCGTTGAACTAAATCCACCCCAGTTGAATGTGCCAAAACCATATCCATATGTTTGTCCAAATGGACCAAAATCATAATAAGGATTACAAGTTGCAGATCCAGATGCTGATGCAGTACCAGATGAAACTAAAGGCATTGTTATTGTAAATGTGCCAGATGTAGGTGTTGTTTGAACTTCAAAAGCATTTGTAAAATTAGCTGATACAAATCCCGTTGGCGGTGTGACTGCACTAAATCTTACAATTCTTCCAACTGATAATCCATGTCCGG